GCAAGGTGTTCATGGTCTCGACCCCAACGATCCGGGGCTTGTCCCGCATCGAGCGCGAGTTCGAGGCCTCCGATCAGCGGCGTTACTTTGTGCCCTGCCCACATTGCAGGGCGATGCAATGGCTGCAGTTTGAGCGCCTGCGCTGGGACAAGGGACTGCCAGAAACAGCCGCCTACCATTGCGAGGGCTGCGAGAGCCCCATCGCTGAGCACCACAAGACGGAGATGCTGGAGCGCGGCGAGTGGCGGGCGACGGCTGTCTCAAGCAATCCAAAGGCTATCGGGTTCCACCTCTCAGCACTGTACTCTCCAATCGGCTGGAAGAGCTGGGAACAGATTGCGCGCGACTGGCTGGCGGCGCAGGGCTCTGACGAGATGCTGCGCGCCGCACGCAACACACTCCTGGGCGAGACCTGGGTCGAGAGTGGCGAGGCCCCAGAATGGCAGCGCCTGGCGGATCGACGCGAGGCTTTCGCAGCGCAAATCCCCACGAACGGGTTGTTCCTCACGGCGGGCGCGGATGTGCAGAAGGACCGCATAGAGGTCGATGTCTGGGCTTGGGGCCGTGGCCTTGAGAGCTGGCTTGTCGATCACATCGTCATCCCCGGTGGGCCGGACGATCCAGCCTGCTGGGACAAGCTGACCGGTCTTCTTGGTCAGACTTGGACGCATGAGAACGGCGCTCTCATGACACTGGCAAAGCTCGCTATCGACACAGGCTACGAGTCCGCCGCCGTCTATGCCTGGGGCCGAAAGCAGGGCATCGCACAGGTGGCACCCGTTAAGGGGGTCGAAGGGTTTAACCGAACCACGCCAGTCTCTGGGCCGACTTTCGTTGATGCCACGGTGAACGGAAGGAAGCTGAAACGCGGTGCCCGGCTCTGGACCGTGGCCACTGCCACCTTCAAGGCCGAGACCTATCGCTATCTGCGATTGGAGCGGCCCGCGGAACCAGAAGCGCCGATCCCGGCCGGCACGATCCACCTACCAGACTGGGTCGACAGCGAATGGCTGAAACAGCTGGTTGCCGAGCAGCTGGTCACGGTCCGCAACAAGCGCGGCTATTCCCGTCAGGAATGGCAGAAGCTGCGCGCGCGCAACGAGGCGCTTGATACCCGCGTTTATGCCCGCGCCGCCGCCTGGATCCTCGGCGCGGATCGCTTCGATGAGCGGATGTGGCGGCAACTCGAGAAACAGGCCGGCGTGGAGACCGCCGCCGCTGTCGCGGTTCCACCGAGCACTCACCCAGAGAAGCCGTCCGCGCCAGAGGCTGGACGCATCGCAACACCGCGGCGGCGCGGCTGGAAAATCAGCACCCCGAAATACATGGAATGACGAAACACTTATGACCCTCGACGAGCTCAAGTCCCGCCACAGCGCCCTGCTGGGTGCGCGCTATAGCGGCACCCGCAGTGTCAGCTATGACGGAAAGACCATCACCTATGGCACGGACGTGGAACTGGCCGCAGCGATCGGGGATATCGAGCGGCGCATTGCGAAACTTGAGCGCGGCGCTGGGCGTATCCTGCGCCCCTATGCCGTGAAGGATCTATGATGACCGGCGCTCTGAATTGGCGCCAGCGCATCGGGGCCTTCATTGGCGGGTTCGACGCGGGCCAACACCACCGCCGCCTGCGCGGGTTCCGCGCAACCCGTGCCCATGTGAACGCGCTGATCGCAGCAAGTGGGCCCGACATCACAGCCCGCGCCCGCTGGCTCGTGCGCAACAACGGCTATGCCATCAACGCGGTCGAAAGCTGGGCGGCCAATACCGTGGGCGATGGCATCAAGCCGATCTCGAAGATTGCGGATGCTGCCCACAAGGAAGAGCTGCAGCGCTTATGGCTTGCGTGGACAGACGAGGCAGACGCCGAGGGTCTGACCGATTTCTACGGGCTGCAGCGCCGTGCCGCGCGCGAGGTGTTCCTTGCAGGTGAGGTGTTCTTCCGCATCCGGCCCCGGCGTGCGGGCGACGGGCTGACCGTGCCCCTGCAATTGCAGATGTTGCCCTCAGAGATGCTGCCGCTGGAGCAGACCGGCACGACCACCAACGGCAATACCATCCGCCAGGGGATCGAGTTCGACCGGATCGGGAGGCGCGTGGCCTATCACTTCTTTCGCCGCCACCCGGGCGACAGCACCGATCCGGGGCTTGCGGGCGAACTGGTGCGGGTGCCGGCCTCCGAGATCATCCATGTGATCGACCCGGTTGAAGCGGGTCAATTGCGCGGGGTCTCGAAACTGGCTCCCGCCATCGTGAAACTGTTCCTGCTCGACCAGTACGACGATGCTGAGCTGGACCGAAAGAAAGTCGCGGCGATGTATGCGATGTTCGTGACCTCCCCTGCACCAGAGAACCCACTCGCACCGCTTGAGGATGAAGACGGGCCCGAAGGGGTCGAGATCAGTCCCGGTCAGATCGTGCGGCTTGATCCAGGCGAGGATGTCACCATCGGCCAACCTGCCGACAGCGGCGGCACCTACGAGCCCTTCCAGTACCGCACGCTCCTGCAGATCTCGGCAGCACTTGGCATCCCCTACCCGTATCTCGCGAATGACATGGTGAAGGGCAACTTCTCGAACTCACGCCTCGCGCTGATCGAGTTCCGCCGCCGCGTCTCGGCCTGGCAGCATTCGGTCATGGCCTATCAGCTCTGCCGGCCAGTCTATGCCCGCTGGATGGACGCTGCCGTGCTGTCAGGCGCGCTGTCCCTGCCGGGCTATGAGGCCAACCGCAGCAGGCTCCTTGCCGCCGACTGGCTGCCCACAAAATGGGATTGGGTCGATCCGCTGAAAGATGCCAATGCCGAGATTACCCAGATCGAGGCAGGCCTCAAATCCCGCACCCAAGCCATCGCCGAGCGCGGCTATGACGCCGAGCAAGTAGATCGTGAGATCGCCGCAGAACGGAAACGCGAACGCACGCTGGGCCTCGACTTCCGCCGCCCCGGTTCGCCCGCCCAAGGCGTTCAGGCGGTGCCCGTCGAGGAGGAGGACGACCAGACAGATGACGCGGAAGACCGTCCGCACAAACCTGAGGACCCGTCCTGATGCTACATGCCCGCATTGCCGCGCGCGCTTTCAACACGCCGCTGCTGGTCGAGCCCTCGAAAGCCATGGCCTTTCTGTCTGGGCTCGGGTCGCGTGTTCTGGGGCGGCGGGTCGAGATGGCTAACGGGGGAAATGGGCTGGTGGGCACCGACACTCTGCCAGCGCGCGCCAGCATTCTGGCTGGTGGGATGCTGGACGATTACCACCAGCATGGCGAAGCACCCTACCCGGTCGTGGATGGCATCGCCGTGATCGAGATCTCGGGCGTTCTGATCCATCGGGGTTCCTGGATCGGGCAGTCGTCCGGCCAGACAAGCTATGAGGGGATTGCCGCCCAGATCGAGGCGGCTGCGCGCGACCCGACCGTGCGGGGCGTCGCGCTCGAGATCGATAGTTTTGGCGGCGAGGTCGCTGGCGTCTTTGATCTGGCCGACCGCATCCGCGCGCTGCGCCGCGACAAGCCGGTCTGGGCCTTTGTGGCAGAACACGCCTTCTCGGCAGGTTACGCGCTGGCTTCGCAGGCCGACCGTATCCTACTGCCCCGCACGGGTGCGGTGGGAAGTATCGGCGTGGTGGTGATGCATGCCGAACTCAGCGGCCAGCTCGATCAGGACGGCGTGCGCGTGACGCTGATCCATTCAGGCCGCCACAAGGTTGACGGCAATCCTTACGAGCCGCTTCCGGCCGAGGTGCGCGGTGACATCCAGCGCGAGATCGACGTGCTGCGCTTCCTCTTTGCCGAGACCGTCGCCGCCGGTCGTTCCGGACGGTTGAGCCAAGAGGCCGCGCTCGCCACCGAGGCCGCCACCTATCGCGGTGGCGACGCCGTCACAGCGGGCCTCGCTGATGAGGTCATCGATGTTCAGCGCGGCTTTGCCGCCTTCCGGCAACTCGTCGCAGGCAGCCCGCTTCCTTCAACCGAGCGCCCCCGGCGCGCATCCCTAACACACCTCAGAAAGGAGGCATGCATGGCCACCGAGAACAATGACCATGACGACCCGCAAGATGCCATCGATGAACCTGCACAGCCGCGCAATGATGAAGAACCAGATGCCGTGGATCCTGAGCCCGCTCTCATGGCCCCCACGGCAGCTGCCCCGTCACCCTCTGCTGCGACAATGCCTGACAATCTGGCCGAGCTGTCGGCGCAGCTTCGCGAGGCGGCGGCTGAGATCGCCGAGATCGCGGCGCAGGCTGGGCGTCTTGGCATCCCAATCGATGCGGCGAAAGCACTGCG